CGGTGCAAATTGACCAGTATTCAGCACCAATTGACCGTCTGTTATCGACGCTCCGCTGGCTTTAGTCCAATCACTGTCTGTCGAAAAATCTCCGTTGTCTACCAACTCGTCACCAATGTACTGCGGCGTAGGCCACGGTAGGTTAGCTGATGGGATAGTGAAGGACTCAGCCTCTCTTGTTGCTCCTGAAGGTGCGCCATAGTTGGGGATGTAGCTTGAAGGTGTGGAGCCTTCCTCAAGTTGAGCGCCATAAAGATAAATAGTATTAGTGCCATCTAGGGTAATGGTTGGAAACCCTACCCTTAAAGCAATGCTAGTATCCGCTCCACTTGTCCATGTTACAGCGCATCTATACCACCCATTACCGACATTTTGAATTGTTCCCGTTTCGGAAGCTAGAGGCGTAAAGGTTTCTGTTGATATATTAAACGATCCGCCACGATTAACATTATCGTTTGATGTTTTAATTTCTATTTCTGAATTATTGCCAGCCTTTACAAAAACACTTGCGGTGTATGCTGTGGATGCACTTATTGCGATTGAGTTGTCTTGGATTCGTGCATTGCCAGTCGATCCACCAGCGCTGTTATCCTGTAAAGTTATAGCTGAGTTCGCCACTCCGTCTGGGCCAGTCACATTAAAAGCAATAGGCGCCACATTAAACTCAACCCAACCGCCACTAAAGTCGCTATACTCAATCAAATTAACCCTAGACTCAGACTCAGCCAGTACGCCCTCGTTAACCCATGCAGAGCCGTTGTAGACGTGGTGGCCTACTCTTGGGAGGTACTTGTCAGAAGACGTTGTAGGGACGTATGACGCTCTTGAGGGTGGCTGGTCAGGGTTGTCTACCATGCCACCTAAGTCAGAGCGGTAGACGTGTGCGCCCCAGACTTGAATTACTCTTGCTGTAGCCCCGCCGAAGGTATTCAAATTAACCTCTGGTGTAGAGTCTGCGTTTTGCGGCGCAGAAACCAGTTGCCAATCACCAGTAAGCGTCACTAAACCAAAACCAGTTAGGTTGATTGTTTCACCTGATATACCTTTAACCCAGCATTTTGCAGTGTAGTCAGCAAGAGCAACTGTAACCCTGTTGTAAAGCTGTTGGTTTATACCTGTAAACGTCCACTCGACAGCTTGCGAACCTCCAGATGGGTCTGGCAATCCAGTATTTGTTGCCGATCCGCCTGTGCTAGTCCATTCAGTTGCATCCTCAGAGTGCGTCACCAGATTATGCGGCCCCCATTTGATAACAGGCATCTCTCGGACGCTTACGTTGTCCCAAAAAGATGACTTGCCAGAGCCAATGCCGGTGCTGAACTTAATGACAGATGTTGTTTCTGTTGCTGTAAAAGTAACCTCGTAGGATTGCCTTCCTGTGCCAATGTTTACATAACTATATGCGGAGTTATTCGATGACGTACCTAACGCCACATAGTTGTTGGTAGAAGTGCCGCCGTCTAAATTAAGAGTAAGAATGTATCGAACCCCTACTTTAGTAGTAAAAGATTGAGACGCGTAAACGAAACCGCCTGACCCAGCTACAGCAAAAAGCCTACCGCCATCTACGCTTGCTGTACCTCCCTCAATAGTCCAGTCGCTTAAATCAGAGCTAGAAAAATTACCATTGGTAACAAGCTCAGGCCCATAGCCGTCCGTCATAGTGGCATTGCCAGCACGGGCGTGGGTTATGGCACTGGCGAAGTTTGCTTTGCCCGGATACTTGTTCTTTATGAAGTCAGCAGTAAAGCCCGGCGTCTTACCAAGAACCGCGTACTCTGATATGGCCTTGCCGACAGCAGTCGCAAGCCTCGGTAATGAAACGCCAATAGCTGTACTCATAATGAACCTATACGATTAAAGCGTGGATTCCTGAAGCGGTTGTGCCTGTACTCTTAACTCGCTCAACAGAGCAAACCAGATAGAAAGTATCCGGTACAGTAACAGTGCGTGCATCACCATCTTTAGTGATGAATGCAACATCTCCACCTGTCTCAATGTAAAGACCCACAGCTACGTTGTCAGTGCCAACATTGTCTGTGCTGTCGTTTGGTGTCACGGGGTATAGGTCATAGACCATGCCGTGTAAATGCGAGCCTACGCCCTTAAATGGATTACCCATTGTTCTCTCCTAATGTGTTGTTTGACGATTTTATAAGTCGCCAATCTCTTCCTCTATTCTATCAAGTCCCTGCCTTATAAAGAAAAGGTTTTGATAAGGTATTAAGCGGCGCATAGCGCGGGTATCTGCGTCAGTCCAATCGCCGGGTGTTAGTCCTGCATTCATCACACGCATTGTATTTTCTAACAAACTCCCAAACGTGGGACCCATTAAGTTTTCAGCCATACTCCTAGAAACAAAGCGTGACGCTTGAGCTTCGATGCCTAGCAGTGGTCGCAAGCCAATTCCATTGGACGATGCTTTCTCTATTGTATTGTTGATTTCCATGATGGAGCCTAAAGCGCCAGAGCGATCAATGCCCTCCGCCAGCCACGCCGCCGGATCATCAGAAAGCTCTCTGTCTGCATTCCATTGCTTAAATGCGTAAGTCATCATCCCTAAGCTAATCAGGGTCAAAACTCCACCTACGGCGTTCCTGTCTTGCCCTTGCAGGGTGGCAATAGTCATACGCTGGGTAGACGAAAACATAAAGCTACGGAACTGCCCGATTGTCTTGCCTAACTCAGTAGACATAAACAGCGGTTTTTCTTGACCCGGCTCTACAATTACACGCCGTGACTCTTTAGCAATCATAGCGCCCCATTTTCTTTCAAGGTTAGGGTCGTCCCAGTTTCTAGCATTAGACAGCCAAACGCCTTCGCTTTTATCTGCGTGTTTCTTTAGCTGTTCCATCATCAAACTGGCGTCAGCGTCGGTAATGCCAAGACGCTTTAAGCGCGGATCAATAACACCTTTTAACAAGTCATCAATGATGCTGTTTTGCATGGTCACTGCATGAAGCTGTTTGACGCTGGTTGTCCAGTAGTCCATCAAGTTAATGCGCCCAAACTTGTCAGTCATGCTTTGAACGCCACGCTCGAACCTTGTGGTAGGCGTCATATAATCATCAATATCGGAGATTACTTTTGATCTGCCTTGCAACAATAGCTCTGCGCCAACGCCATACTGACGAGCTTCTTTCGCTGACATCTTAAATGCCCGCAAGTTGCTCACTAACGGCATCAAGCCTTTACTAAACGTGCGGCTAAATCCTTCAGCCATGAATATGCGCGCAACATCAGGAATAGAAGACGCAACCACGCCGCCCATAAACCGCATATAGTTTAGATTGCGCGCCACACGACCAGCTCGTACCCAAGGGTTATCAGGGTCGGGTATGTTGTAAACGCCGCGTATACGGTCATACATGGCTTGCAGTCTGTCTTGATCACGCTTTGATTGCTTGCCAAGCTTTACACGCTCTGCCTCATCTTTGGCCTTCACTTGCAAGGCGGTATAGTCGTTAGCAATGTCAGTCTTGAATCCATCAAGCGATGTCGTTCCATAGCGGCGCATCATCTCAATATCAATAGCCGTTGAGCGCGCATACGAATTAGCCAACATCTCTATGTCGTTTTCTAAGAACTCCTCGACAAGATTATCGGGGATGTTAAATACACGCTCTTTAAAGACGCCAGCCTTTTCAACGCCGTTGACCTTGTTGCCCGACGAGCCTTCGCCAATCTTCCAGTCGTAAGGTAGCGAATGATTAACTGATATGCGCTGGCTGATACGGTCTGCAATATCTTGATAGTAGTCATCATCGGCTAAACCTGTTTCGCTGTCATATCGCGGGTCAGCTTTCTTTGCCTCATCCATCCGCAAGGCTTTTTCCCCAGCCTCACGTTGGGTTTTTGACATCGGCCCTTCAAAGCTTCGGAAGGCATCCGCTTGGGCGCGGAATCGAACGTCTTCGCTTTTTAGCCAATCACTGACCTTTGAAATAAATTGAGGCAAGTTTGCGTTAATAGCATCCTTGTTCCAGCGGCGATTCAAATACGAAATTGCTGTAGATACATCAACGTCTTCAGGTAGCAATCCAACTTCAATAGCGTTCTTTTTAATAGGCTCATACAAATCCTGTCGAAAAGCCTTTGCCGATAGCCCCGCCTCGGGAATGTCAGATACGTCACCATTGCGTAATGCTCGAGAAACTGCCTGATTGAATTCATAGGGGCGAAGCTTGCCGCCACCCTTCTTGTATTGTCGATATAGCTTGTTGTGCTTTTCTAAGGCGTTAGCCAACAAACCACGGGACAATGACGCCTCGGATTGAATCGCATTTGTGACACCGCCATCCACGTCGTAAGGGTTTTCAAACAAACTAGCGGTCGCTTTACGCATAGACTTCGATGCGCTTAGCAGTCCTTGAGTAAGGGGATCCCATGCGAATGCTTTTGCTAGTGTCCGCGCCGCTTTGCCTCTGATCTTAACGTCACCGAGCGATTCCATTGCGCCCGCTGAGAGATCACCTTCTGGAACTAGCTCAGGATTAAGAACAGTGTTTTTGCCTTCAGCAATCTTTGGCTCAACCTCAGTTGCGTAGCGAACCTGGTCAAGCTGTTCGGGTGTCTGTCTTGCCAGAGCCTTAAAGGAACTGCCAAGCGCACCGCCCAACAACATTGACGCGCCTACATTAATAGCTGACTCACCAAACTCTCGTGTCATTTGGTTTCTATGAAGTGCCGCCTCGGTCACTGCGGCCTCTGCTCCTGCCACACTGCCAGTGATCATACCTGCCTTGAGAAGGCCGTTTCCTGCCTTGTACGTACCTGCAACGGCTCCGCCAATCGGTATCAGCGTAAGATCGGCCAGCATAATCGGAAGGCCAACAGCCGCGCCAAGCATCCCAGCGTCTTCAATGGTTTTTCTGTCTGCTGTTTCTTGAGCAAACTGTGCGCGAACTGCGTTTATTTCGTCTTCAGTGTCAGCGTATGCGGCATGACTAATAAACTTTTCGTTAAGCTTTTCTTCTGACGTAAAGTAGTCATAAGGGTTGAATGACTGATCATCAACGCCATCTGGTAAGCCGGGCTGTCGATTAACAAAAGAGCCAATAATGTTTTCTTGTCGCCAATACGCACCCGCCGTTTCAAGGATGGTCGGGCCATCTTCCTCTTCGACTGGGCGCGTTACTGCATTAGCCAGCTTGTTGAAGTAGATTGCATCTTCATCACTATCGACGAATGGCATTACTCTTCCCCTTCAACCTGTGCAATTAGCTCGGGCTTTTCTCTTTTACCAATTTCAGCAATCGTTTCTTTTTGCAAGTTGAGCAACGTATCGTATGCCTTCTTAACAGCAGGCGGGGCTTCGATTAGCGCCCGTATTCTTGGATCAAATCTAGCCGCTACATCAACAGCCGCCCCAGTCTCTCCAGCGGCCTCCATGAGTACGCCGGGTATTGCCATAACCGCTTCTGCGCCAAGCTCACGGACCTCTGCGCCCGCCTTTCTGCGTAGCTCTTCAATATCGGTTGCTGGATCAGCTGACTCGCGAATTTGTGCGCGCACCCTTTCAATCGCATCAGGCGCTTCGCCCTCTCGGATCTCCTGAGATTGCAACATACCTGCCAGCGTTTCGTCAGCTCTTCGCGCAATAAACTCATCACTAGGATCAAACCGCCCAGACCTAACAACAAGCTCTCCATTCGAGTCACGGATCATTACTCGATAAGTGGGAGTGCCTACGGATGCTTTTCTAGCGGTCTCGTCATCAGTCAGAAGGAATATATCTTCGCCCTCATCAAACTGTATATCAGGATTTTCAAGACGAACCTCATAGGCAATGGCGCGCTTCATATACTCGACACTGCCATTTGAGTCAGACCAATAATCCTCGGGCGGATACATCATTGGGCCAAACGTGCTTTCTTTATAGTTCGATGACATCACGCGATTAGCGAAGTTTTTAGAAGTTTCGACTTCAGCGCCTTCGAGATATTGTGCATTAAATAGGTCTTGATATTGTTTCCTAGCATCCGCAAAGCCGCGATCACCGGGCTTGAGTCCAGTTGACTCTTCAACCCACTCAGAAATGTCTTCATCAAACTCTTTTTTGATTTGTTTTGTTCGAGTCGCAATGCGCTCTGCGGCATCTTCTCGAATGTACTTTTGCGCTAACTTGTATGCTTCATCACCCGGTATGCCCGCATTCATATACTGGACTAATTGACCTGCAAACGCGCGATTCTGCTCGCTAACAACAGCCTTAGCCTTGCCCGGAACTTCATCAACGCGATCAAGGAAACGCGCCGCCGCTAAAACTTCTTCAGGGTTGCCACTTTGTAGCATCCCATTTACTGACAGCTTGATACCATCAGGCACACGATCAACCTGCTTAATGAAGTTATAGTCTGCAAGAAGTCTCTGCTCTATGGTTCCGCCCTCGAACTTTGGACGGTAAGAATCGTTGTAGAAGTTATTAACTTCTGATGTCGTTGGCGTAAAGAAGGGGTCGCCGTCGCCACGAAGCTCTGCCGCAAACTTTTGCGCAACCTGATTAGCTTCTGTGTTGTCGTCAATCGTGCTTCTAACCAACTTCAAGAGGGACGTGCGCTTGTCTCTAGTTATGTTCCCAAGCGCTAGCTGTTCGTTAGTAAAATCTTCTACCTGATCAATGCTGTATTTGCCGTCAACAATCCCAACCTCGAAGTCAGAGATAAGAATTCCGGTGGCTGTATCGTCTTCTGCCAAATTCTTTTCTAAGGCAGAAATCCTTTGAGCAATAGAATTCTCTAGCTTTAACTTTAGCTCGGGAGTAACGCCCTCAATAGAATCTTTGGCGATGAAGTCCTGCAAGAACCCGCGCGCCCGCTGTACCCTCTGGCGTAACGTACCCTCACCATCAAAGAATCTATCGACCTGACCCAAATTACTTTGGATTATCAGGCGATCCTCTAAGTTGTTGCGAATCTCTGTTGCTTTTTCTGGGTCAATAAACTGTACGTTTTGCGCAAGTCTGTTTTCAAATTCCGTTTTGAGTTTTTGTATTCTTGTCTCATCGGCCTCATAAGCCGCTTGAGCCATATCATTACCAAGAATACTTAAATCTTCAGTAACTGTTGCCAAGTTGGTGTCGAAATCTAACGCCCGCCGAGCATCAGCAATATTTCCGCCAACGCGCATACCATCATCTTCAAGGCTAAGGCGTAGATTCGCCGCCATCTCTGGTGGTAAGCCTTTGGTAACGCCACCAATATAGCCTTCCCATAGCTTATTAAACTGCTCTGGATCAGGCTCATCTGCAAACTGCTCTTCAAGCTCCATGAGCTTCTTGCGACCATCAACACGGACGCCAGAGCTATAGGCATTCAGCGCCGCTTCGTTGTATGCCTGATCGTAGATAGAGATTTGAGATAGAAAGCCTTCTTTGGCTTCTGGTGCTTGACCTTCCTGTGCGGCCTCCATGCCGGATGCAACGCCAGCTTCTTGACCGCGCTTTGTTTGAATCTTAGCGCCAACCTCAAACGCAATGTCTCCGACCTGTTCAGCCAAGCCAGAGAGAGCCTGCAAGCGTTTAGCCTGAGACGTATCTACACCTGTGGGTGTAAACCTGCCGTAGTAATCAATGCGCTTCTGAGCCATCTACTTATCCTTAAAACGCCGGGCGACCGCCGGATGATCCACCTTTCGACTTGCCTTTCGGTCCACCTGACGGCTTGCTTGGTGTGCTACCCAGGCCTGCAATCTGCCCTGCGCCACTTAGCAGACTGCCTGCCGCTCCTATATACGCCGTTTGTTTTGCCGACCTGCCTTGACGCTCTAATGATGATCTTCTTAGGCGCTCTGATAGGTCAATGGTGGCTTCACTTAATCCAACTTGCTCTGCGCTTTCCAATGCCAGACTAGCTGGCGTACCTTCCCCAGATATTCCTGCTGTCGAGAGTGCCGCCACGTTAGCCGCTAATGCTCGATTTAATTCCTGCCGTCTCTGTAGCTCCTGACTCTGAGCCGCGAACTCTTCTTGTTTCGCCTGCTCTTTCATCTGTTGCTCTTGTGCTTTGCCAGCTTGAACCTGTCCATAAACAGACGTTGCTGTTCCAGCCGCAGTTAAGGCAATCGCCGTAATAACCCAACTCATTGTTCAGTCTCCAATATCTGCTCGGCAATCTTCTCTGGATTGGTTTCATCGGTTGGATGGTAAGTCGTCCATACCGTATCTGTTACTGCGTAGATAACTCGCTTCATACCGGGCCTAGTTTGTCCTGTATACGGTGCAACAATGTGTTCCTTGCCTTCATGCGTCACTGCGTAGCACTCGCCTTGTGAGACTGTGAATATGTGATTGGTCTTATGTAGTGCGCCAACCAAGCATACGCCAGCAGGAATGAATAACTCTCGCGCATATAGACCGTCAGCAAAGTGATCAGTCACAACCGTCTCGGCTTGAGGCATCTGAAGCATCAAGTCCTGCGCTTTAAAGATTCCATCCTGTAGGGCAAGGTTCATCAGTTACCCTCAACTTCGTATTCAATCATCTGTATGTGCATGGGAGTAGGATCAGGACAAGTAATCGTCGGTATGACCTCTCTACCCCAGCCGTTAATATCGTAAACGTCCTCTATTATGCCACTTACCGGCGTAATAGACTCAGGACTTAATGGTGACTCATCCCCAGCAGGGCCGAATGCCCGTATAGGTACAGGGATGCCGTCAATATTTATGCCAGAAGACTCGTAGACACGTACGTTCATACGTACGATTTTCTTCAATCGCATCTGGTTCTGGCCTGATCCGATGTTTGTATTCAGTGGCATAGGCTTGATAGTCGGTATGAATCGACGACCAACCTCGTATTCAAGGGTTGAATAGCCTGTGTCATAGGGAGCGGGCAGGGTGATCGAGCCACCTGATACCGTCTGATCTGCCAGTACAAACCCGTCGTTTTCGCCACTATCATCGCCGCGTGTGACAATTAAGACAGTCTCGCCTTCGAGGTGTTCTAACCCGTCAATGGTCCCACTTGTCGCAGTTTTACGAACACTGCTGTCCAGTAGTCGGGTGAAGTCCCATTGCTCAATGGAAATATCGCCAGCACTCGGGCCAAGGTTACGGCCCACAACCATGAACAGCTTCTCGCCCACGGTTGTGACGTTTGTTACTTCCGCATCGTCCATCGTCCAGCTAGTGAAGCCGTTGATATCCTGACTTCTCAGGGTGTTTAGGACGGTTGCAGTGCCATCATCGTTAACAACGAACAGCCAGTTAGCGTCGTCACTAGCAGTACCCGCCAATAAAGCCATATCACGGGGCTGTTTAATCAAGTGACTAGCAAGAACAGAGCGATCATCACTCGTGTATGCGTCCTCATTAAACGAATACAGGAACGTCAGCAGGGCTTTACCAAAGCGATCAATGAATATCGTCGAGCCGTCTACGTCTTGCACTTCGACATTGCTTGCCCCATGTGACGTTTGTGGCGTGATCTGGATATTGCTCGGGGTTACCGGCTTACTCGTTACAGCAAACTCTGCGCCAGAGGTAAACACCTGTAAGTTTCTGCCGGGATAAACGTCAACAATATCATTCAGTGTGCGAGAGGATATCGTTGCAAAGATCGCATCGTCATCATCCGCTTCTTCGATGTCGAAGTTGAAGAAGTCAGAAGACTTAGATAGGAATAAGGACTGCGGCTTGGATGCTGTTCCGCCAATAACCAATCGGCCTTCATAAAAGCAAATGGTCTTGGGCCATCCACGGGTAGACGACCAAACATCCTCCTTACGTGGGGAGCCTGATTGCGTCTTTGTAAAGTCTATCTCGTGATCAGCAGAGCCTTCCGTTACATACGCAGAGAATAGCTCGAAATCCTTGGCCGATTCACCGGATATGGTGATCGTATACTCTTGGCTTCCTGTTCTTTCTACGGCTACACCCGTCTCACCAAATACAGGCATCTCTTGCAGGTTCTTCTGGATGTTGAAGACAGTCGCGGCTTGCTCATCGGGAGTCGAGTCACCCGCATAGCTAATGGACTTTGACACCACGCTTTCGATATCTACTTCAAATCGGTCGCCACGCTTCCATTGTCCCGAACCGGTATGCCCTAGAGTCATCACCTGTATCTCGCTGGTAGGCGTTGGGCTTTGTGCGTCGTCGTAATCGAACTGAGGGACGTTAGTGAATGGGATCTCATCAAGCGACCAATCAGTATCAGTGCCTAGATTGACCAATCTGAGGGGCTGGAAGTTGCCCACTATCAGCATGACGTTCTCGACAGTCGCTACTCTAATGTTCTCAACATCAATAAACGACAAAAAGCCAGCAGGGTAAGCATTCCAAATCGGCAGGATGTCGATGACTCGCTGTACAGGGTCGCCAGTTGTCGCGTTAGTGCGATAAATGCGGATGTTCTCAGGCGTAAACTCAACCAAATAGTTGCGGTCAGCCTCAACTTCAAAGCTCTCTAGCTTGGTTCTGCTGTCTCGGTTGCCACCGCTGTAGTAATAGTTAACACCAGACGCGCCAATGTTGCCCGCGAAGCTGTCACTGCCATCACGGATGATGCGCCAATCGGTAATCGCCGATGCAGGATCAACAGGGAAGCGGAAGTTTTGCGGGTTAGTGCCGATTAGAGGAATGGCTTGCTGGTCTACCCACGTTGTACCGCCGTCAGTGGAATACTGAAACATCATATCGCTAGTGGAACCGGCAGTCGCAAACATGTCGGTCACTTCGATAAATACAATATTGCCGAATGCTAGGCTCACATCGCAATCAACAAACACCCAATCGGTTGTAGTACCGGGAGGGGTTGTCGTCTGAGTGCTCGTGCTTCGGTCATTGTCGTTGAGACTTGCGACAGTGCCGCCATTGGGCATAGTCCCGGTCCATGAATCAACCACTAATGTATCTACACCCTGACCTACAAACGAAGTACCCGGACGCCGACGCATTCCACCTTGAGGGACAATCACAACATTATCGGCAGTCTCTACCGCCTGATAATACTGGTTGATATCAATGCGACCCTTGAGAAGCGGGGATAACTCGCCACTTACAAAGCTAGACTGAATGAATCGAGTCTTAGCCATTAGAACCTCACGTTAGTAAATGGGTTGCTTCGTATCGGTTGCGTAGGATGTTGCTGAGAGTCCGTGAATCGCGCCATACGGGACGCATTCACATAAGCCGCCGCCATCTCACCTCTTGCCGCTGAACTGTCTCTAATGCTCGCCGCGAAGTCCATAGCCAGTGCGTACTCAATCATCTTTGAGAAGTACACGGGCCACTCATCTTCGGTGACGTTTGCAATATAGTCAGCGTATAGGGCTTGTGAAGAGTTGCTGTAAACCTTATCGCCATACACCTGATAGTTGGAGTCAGGGGAAACAGTGATCAGGAATAGTAAATCAGTGGGTAGCTGGTAAATGCTGTTCCAGCCATTCGGGTCAATCGGGGTGTCTGTCAGCTTAGAGATCTGCGCCTTGCGACGTGCAAAGCCCCAACGATGCTTGGTTAGCTCGTTCTGGACGATATTGTCATACAGATTGTTTGCGACAGTCTCGCGCCGTGATCCACCAGTAAGTGAATTAATCGGAGTATCCCCGATCAGAATAAGCGCATTGCTAATTAAGTCGATCTTGCTCGCCATAACTCACCTAGAAATAGAATGGCCCCCGAAGGGGCCGGGTAAGACTTATGCAGTCTTGTCGTACTGGACCTTAACCAAACCACCTTCGTCACGTACAACAGAGCCAGCCTTGAGCATACCGTTAGTAAGCCAAGAGGTTTTCTGTGCGACGTAGTTGATTTCAGTCTTCATGTCGATACCGACAGCAAGGCCAACTGATGGACGCTGGAAGAACCAAGAGTCAACGATGTTAGACGCTTCAGTTAGACCGCCTTCGGCACGGGTCTCAAGGATGATGAACTGGAAGCCAACAAGAGTGTTGATCTCACCAGATACAAGAGCCTTGATAGCCTGATAGTCACCAGAAGTTGCCTTCTCGTCGTTCAACAGACCGCCCAAACCACCAGCTTCGATAACAGCGAAAAGTTCAGTGTTTGGAACACCTTGATCACGCAACTCAACCTGCGCTGAGTTTACCTTAGCGATAGTTAAGTTAGTGCCACCAGCGGCAACAGCAGTTGTCAGTGGAGTAGAAGCGTCCATTGCATCAATAACGAGCTGATCACAACGACGACCCAAAGCGCCAGCGATTGTAGTCGCCAACTCTTGCTTCTCGTCAAAGTTTACGTCTTGCGCGTCAAAGATGTCTGTGTACTCAGGCGCGTTCCAGTTTGCGAGAGTCGCAGTCTTGAACTCGTGCCCTACGTCCATTGGATCAACATCAGCAGAGCTAGTCTTCTGGTTAGCAAGACCTTTGCCCATACGACGGAATTTGTAGGTATCACCTACGACGTTGTTTCGGAGTGTGACAGCGTTTTTGAGCAAGCCAGCGTTCGCGTAAGCGTGCTTCACCATGCTGTCAAATTCAGTTACCGCTACTGCGGAGAGATTAATTGACATGATTCAGTCTCCTCTATGTCAAATGTATAACAATGATTAAGAGGTTTTGGACTGAGTACCCGGCAGTCGGTCAGTCGTTCAACCTAAAACTACCGGGCCTTGTGAAAGGGGTATCCGATCTCGCTATGATACCACACAAATTACGTTAGCCAACAATACGCTCGTATGGCTTATCACCGCCAAACTCTTTCATCATGCGCTGGATCTTACGCTCATGGTTGGGATCGACTGCGCGGAGCATCTGACCGCTCTCGTGCTTCTTGAACATCTCAGCTTCAATGTCACCCCATGTAATCCCACCGGGTTGAATGTAGCCATCAATCGGCAACTTAGCAGGTGCAGTGGACTTGATCAGCGCCTCGATCAGTTGAACCGACTCAGCACTGTTTACAGCGTAACGAAGTTCCTCGTATGTATCGCCATCGAGGTTGTTCTTCATGTACTGCTCGACAACCTTGATACGCTCAACAGCGTTATCGCCTAGCTTTGCTATCTCAGTCTCGATTGAGACCTCTTCAATGGCTTGTTCTTGTGCTGTCAGTAGCTCCCACGCCTCATTCATAGCGGCCTGAGACATGTTTTGCTTGGTGCCAAACTCAACCAGCTCGCCCCACAACGCATCATCAGACTCGACACCTTCCGCTAGTGAATAGCCGTCCTTTGGTGCGCCAGTGAATCCGCCGAACTTCTTCTCTAGCTCGGTGTATGCCTTGGCTTGCTCTGCAATTGACTTGTATTTGTCGGCTTTGTACCACTCGGGTTGATCGCCTACGCCCTTGATTCCCTCACTCAGAAAGAATTCGCCTTCACTTAATGTAGGTTCAGCGGCATCTACTAATGATGTCAGGGTGTCGTTACTTTCTACGGCCTGTTCGTCCATGATTATCTCCAAGGATAGTTAATGATCGCCCTCTTAGGGCTTATGGGTTGGTGTTTCATTAGGATAACTTCCAGCCTCCGCTTGCCATTGATCAGGGCTAAGTTGTTGACATCAATCCAGTCAACATGAAGCCCGTCCTTATAGCACCGGAATGCACGGAATTTGTGGATATACTCGAACTTTTCGAAGCCATACCGCTCATGTAACGGCTTGAGCCAATCAAGTTCGCACCCAATCTTTTCAAGGTGATCCGTTTGCTCGCATACAACCTCATACTTGGGCTTTGCTTTGCGCGTTCGCTTCTTCGGTTCTTCGCTCATTGTCTCTCCGCTTGCTGTATGTAGTGGATGATCATGCGAATAACACCCGCTTCGCCATTGTGATACGCCGCTTCATACGCGACGTTCTGGCTAGATAGGGCTGTTGCATTGTCGAATAGAAAGCGACGCGTGAGATCCTCCAAGACCTTCTGCCCGTCTTCAGTATTGAAGCACCGGGCATAGGCTTTGGTCATTTGGGAGATCTGTTCTTGTGCTTTGGCTTTCTGTTTCTTGGCGTCCGGGCTTGCGCCCTCAATTGTGTCCCAAGTCATTCAGCTTCCATTGGTGGTTGTTGTTGTTCCATCATCTTGACCTGTGCGCCAGCTTGGATGATCTGCTGTTTCTCCATATCAGATCGCACTAAGTCTGACGGCATTCCCGTCTTGTTCGCCGCCCACGTACCGAAGTCCTCGATCTTATAGGCGATCTGCACTTGCTCGGGGCCAGACGTGCCCAATACGAACTGAACGGCTTGCTGAACGGCTAATAGATCCTCGCCATCCTGCGCCCGTGCTAGTGGAGAAGTGAACTTGATCTGCACATCACGTCCATCTAGCTCGATAGGGACGATCAATCCGCGCCTAGTTAGGATAGCGACGACACGCTTGAGTATTGGTACGAGTATCTCGGTCTGAAGTCGCCCAAAGGCCGACCCGATCCGTTTTGCAAGCTCTCGGGATTCAATAGCAACCTCAGTGGCGCTACGAACAGGACCAGCAGGATCACGCAGATCGTTGAACATTGCCAACTTGATAGCGTTCTGAAGCTCCACGATTTCGAATTGCGCGAGAGCAAGGTTCGATCCTGTATCGAGACGTTGAATAGAAGGGTTGTTGGTGTTGTTTGATCCGACTGGGATCACGACACCCGGTGCAATGACCATATTGTACGGGTTTGTCACGCCATCGTCAGTAGCCGTGTACATACCAGCAAGGTCGATAGCGGCCTTCTGTAATACAAACTCTTTGGCTTTGTTCAATGAGCGTACATCAGGCAGTGATTGCATAGCTGGACCACGACCACGGACCTCGCCAGCCACCTTCGTATAGCGACCAGTGACCCATGGGCTAGATGGACCAAACTCTTCAGTCCACGAGAACCGCTCTTCGCCGTCTACCCACAGACATCCGTAATAGTTCTTGGACTTGGGGTCGAATATGACACCCTCAGACACCTTTACCTCTGAGTTAGGGCTGTTCTCAATGATGTTCGCGACTTTCTGCGATGGATTAAAGCCTCGCCACATGCGCTCTAACAACCGAGCCTTAACCTCAAACCGTCGCCAGTGCGTCTCAACGCCGCCATACGGACCTTCTTCAAACGCGATGCCCTTCTGTGGAATCGTGCTAAAGCAGATAGGGTTCGTTTCGTCGTCTGTCTCTTCAATCTTCATGGTGGCTGTGCCTACCAATAGATCAAGCGCCGCCTCATAGAACTGCGTATGGAAGTTAGAACGGTTGATATAGTCGAATACCAGCTCGCACTGATCGTCTAGGTTCGCCCGTATGTCCTCTTCAGACACATCGAACTGGCCTGTCTCGACAAGGCGGACTATTTCATCGGTAGGCTGGAAGGTAGCCCAGCGTGACATGATCGGAGCGATGTTCTCTTGTAGCTTGCTCGCACCCTGTTGGATAGCAGTCAACGCAGTCGAGTCGAAGATGCGATCCATCTTCTTCTGGCCCTTGTCTTCACGTTCAAACAAGTTGCGCTGAGGTAGGAAATATTCATA